ATATCGGTCTTGCTGGCGTTCTGCGATTTGCGTGAGTCGCCAGAGGCATCCGGATAGATGTAAATCTCCCGGCTTTTAACGTAGCGACCATCCTCGTAGCGCCAGAACTCTTCCTGAATGCGCTTAATCATCGCCGGCGTGTCGTAGACCTTCACCAGCTCACGAACCGCACGCGGCAGACCGTTACGCTTTACGTGAACAATCGCGGCCATTTTCCCCACGTTGAAATCCATACCAATGAACAGCGGATCCCCATCCTGAATCTCGTCAGAACAGTTATTCAGCTTACGGTTGAACGTGTGGTAAATGGTCCCGCTATTGAGGTTCGTGAACTTTCCGCGCAGGTATGCCTGAATCAGTTCGTCTGGATAAGAGCTCAGCAGCGACGGGATGTAATCAGGCGGAAGGTTCTTTGCGTTGTCGAATGTGCTGGCCTGAATCAGACCGTACAGGGCCGCAAGCTCTGGCTTTTCACGCACCGCCTTCACGAACTGCTGGTAGACGAACTTGAAGCCCTCCGGCGTAGTCGTGACATCGATGCCGTTACGCAGTCCATCAACCTTATAGCGCATACGAGCAATTATTTTTCGCCATGCCTGCTGTGCTTTGGCCGCCGCCATGACATCCAGCTCATCCACCATCGCATTACCAATTTTGAAACCGACTATTGAGCCGGGCTTCTCCATTGAGCGGCAGATGGTTGTCCCGCGGTACCGTCGCCCCTCGTAGAAGTGAACCTCTTTATTCCCCTCGTTGATTTTGACGGTTAGCCCCCAATCGAAGGCTACCTCTTCAATTGTCGGGTAGAAGATGTCACGAATCTGCGGGTACGTCGGCGCGAAATAACCCTGGTTAATCTTCGGGTGTTCCCACATCCCTTTGCAGATGCCGCCACACCCCACCCACGTCTTACCGGAACCGAACCCGGCAACGTAGGCTTTGAATTTGTGCTGCATAGCAAGGAAGCGTGCCTGAGGAATGTTAAGTGTCGGGCTGATCCCCATCGTCTGCCCTCGCATCCACTACGTTGATATTGATCTGCACTGGGGTTGGTTCATCGTCCTCACCATCACCGGCCAGCTCTTTACGAAGTTTCTCGACCTCAAGCTGCCGGCGTTCGATTTCAATCTGCTGCAGGCGCTGGGCGAACTCGCTATCAGCAAGGCCAAGCCGTTTCATCACTGCTTCAAACATGCGCTCACGGCTGATTGCGGTTATCTCGACGCCATTCTTGCCGACCTTCACTCCGGAGTATGCGAGCCGTGAGACCTGAGGGAGTTTCCGGGTGTCCGGGAAGTAAGGCTGGCCAATACCATCGCCGTTGCAGCGCGGGCATTCTGGATTTGGTTCTCGGTTGTGGTCGTAGCCGTAACCACCGGAATCTTCGGGTTCACGTCTGTCACGCTCAACAGCCTCGAGTCTTTTCTCTTCAAACTCAACTGCATCCCGCCACTGGTAGTGGTGGCCGAAACCCCAGCAGTAACGACACGCGCCACGACGATACTGCGAAAGCTGGTTTGCATCGAAGGTAGCGAGCTGCCACATCTGCGCGAGGACCTCATCGGCACTGCCAAGCGTGCGCGCAATGGAGGCTTTCTGCTGCTGCGCAATAGCCTGCGCAACGTTAGGATTCGCTATGAGCTGACGACCGTAGTTTGGGTCACTATAACCAGTACGTGCAGCGGCAGCGGTGGCGTTACCATCCTTTAGGTACTCCGCGACAAATAAGCGCTGCTGAGCAGTAAGTCCATCATCATCCACCAGCTCATTTGCGCTTTTATCTTTCTGCGCAGTGCGCATTTTTTTCTGCGCATGTTTTTGCGTAGTTTGCGGAGTTTGCGCAGAAGGTTTTTTGATATATCGGCGCGCGGTCGCGTAGTTCAGTCCCTGCGCTTCACACCAATCCTTCGGTGATACGCCAGTTGCGGCATGTTCGGACAGGAACCGTTGCTGAAGCTCGCCCCAGTCCGGTTTTGCCATTACTTACTCCAATAAAAAAGCCACCAGCGGATGCCAGTGGCTTGGGTGTGGTAATCACGAAGGGATTCGAAACCTTGAGCCAGAAGATGAAGGTCGTCTGCGCCATCCTCCAGCTTATAGCAGTGTTACGCTTCGTCCGGTTCGGTTTTACCCGGCATCTCGCGCACCTGACTAATGCTACTCAATATTATTGCAAGCAATTAGTGACCACGAGTGATATTTCCAAAATTTAACTAGGCTGATAACACATTTGTTATTATTAAAGTTGGGACGCCTAGCAATATAGCTAAAAACAAGAATATTTTAGCCAGCACCTTGTAACCTAGTCTAAACAGGTAAATCGACTCTGCAAATAATATCAGACAAAGGACCGGTGACAGGCCAATAAAAAAAATTGTTAAAGTCGAAAAGTCTACTACTGAAAACACCTTCCCCACCCTTATAACATAGATTTATGATTCAAAAATGCATCACCGCAGCGACACTTGAAATCATCAAAAGAAAAACACATAAGAGCGTTAGCCTTTTCATTTGAAGGCCATATGAAATCAGCACCAAGCTCAAAAAAAGCACAACTAATGAAAGACTGAGAAAAAACAATAAGTCATTGATGTTTTCATTTAAGATCAACATTCAAATGTTACTCTTTTATTGGGTTATACACCAATGATAGCGTTTATCTACAAAATTTTTATATATTTCTAACGATAAACGCCTGCCACCCAATATCTGCAAGTTGAACGTTCGTGTAGATTGTATCAATCAGTGGCCTCCCTTCCACCAGAAGGGACTGGTCTCTTATGTTCTACTTATCCAATGCCAGCGAGGTTGCTGTCACCTTTCATAGCACCAATCGGCGTAATCTACAAAACATACTGGCTATACGTCAATCAACAGGTGGCGACGTGCTTTGAGCCAGAACATATCTGGTGCGCTAAAAAGCAACCTATCAGCAATCTTAGCCAATGCTCACCACAGGCCAAACCTAAGGAAATTCTCAATCACTACCACTTGCGCTTGTTGATTCCCAGTTAAGTGCTAGGCTACTCATGATTATGATAGCGAGAACCCAAACCCAATGAAATTATTCATAAAAAGAGAGGGTTTTATTGATACTCTGATTGCTTTCCAGGCGGTTTTATTTTCAAAAACTCCCGTTTTAGGTTGTCAACTCTCCTGTATTATCTAAAATTTAACGTAGGCTTTACTATGTCAGTTAAAGCCGTCGTTCAGAAATACCCGTGTGCTCAAGGACGAGCCATCCCTAGTTCTTTCTTTCCTGCTCGATCTGCCTTATGCCAGCGAAATTATTGTTGCCCTTCTCAATTACGGCCAGTAGCGGCTTAATCCACAAGACTGCCTGGCAGTACGTCATGGAGCTGGTGGCAATGGCACGATCATCGGCTGTGTCAGGTCCATTGGAATCGGTGTGCATGGCGCTGGCACGTAAACGGTGCGCGTATTCGAGCAGCCCACCAGCAATGTCAGCAGGAACAGGCAGATCACAGGTTTTTTCACGGCGGAGAATCTCCCGGTATTCGATTACGGTTTCTTCGGTGCTGGTGTCGATCAGGGAGTTAAGCCTGTTGGCATGTTCTGCAACCTGATTGAATCGATTGAAGTTGAATGCCTGAGTAGCGATTACCTGCTCCTGCAGAGCATTGTCACTGCGCAGAACCTCGTTATCACTCTGTAGGCCGTTGGTGTCTGAGCAACTTTTAACGAGTGCGACTGACAGACCAGCAATAACCACAACCGCGATTGGTAAAAGATTAAATTTCACTGGTCGATCCCCCAGCACGCCAGCGCGCTTTCCTGGTCGCGCCGTTCTACCTGACCGTAGCAGCCGTTCTTCTGACCTTTAGTCATGCGGCAATCGCGACCACCGTCTTTAATCCACCAGCGGATTGCCTCGCATGCCCCGCGGCGGTCACCGGCATTAATGCGCTTATAGAACGTGGACGGGAAGCACTTACCTGGCCCGATGTTGTACGGGCAAAAAGATGCGATCCCGGCTTTTTGCGGTTCGGTAAGCGGTACCATAATATTGCGATCAACCCACGCCAGAGCCTTATTGCGTTCGATGGCGTTCACTTGATTGCATTTGGCCTGAGTCAATTTCATGCCCTGCACAACCGGTTTACCATCAACCATCGTTGCGCCGCGGCAAATAGTCCAGATACCGCCACCATCTTTGTAGGACGTGAGGCTGTTACCCTCTTTCTCATTCAGAAACTGGTCGAGGATTACGGATGCAGGAGCACCAGCTAGTATCAGCCCCAGAACTGCGGTACTCAACTTTGCTCTGGATCCCATCACTCACCTTCCTTTTGTAATGCCTCAACGACCACGCTTGCAGCAGCAGGACGCTCGTGAAGGGGTTTATCACCAACGCCTTTCAGGTAGTCATTGACCATTTTTGTTCGCTTCTCATCCTCTCTACGCCTGCGGTTTGCATCTACCCGCCCGTTAATGTACGAGGCTAGCGAAATAAGCAGACCAGCAGAGCCAAAGAACATGAACACCAGATCCTGAGTGGTAAATCCAATGGCTGACGCCAGAGCTGCTACCCACGCGAAGAACTGCGTGAAGATGTTCCCTGAATCATTCATTTTCATGGTCTCTCACCTCGCTAAGTGCGGGTGCTGTTGCTAGAAATAAAAAAGGC